ATGGAGCATCAGCTGCCACCTGATGTTGTGGATTGGAAGACTTGGGTGGTTTTGGGTGGTCGTGGCGCTGGGAAGACACGAGCCGGGGCGGAGTGGGTTCGGTCCATTGTCGAGGGGGCCCGACCTTTGGATGCGGGTCGGGCGTCACGTGTGGCTTTGGTGGGGGAGACACTGGAGCAAGTGCGTGAGGTCATGGTGCATGGGGAGAGCGGGATTATTGCGTGTTCGCCGCCGGATCGGAAACCGGTGTGGCATGAGACACGGCGGCGTTTGACTTGGCCGAATGGGGCAACGGCGCAGGCGTTTTCGGCGCATGATCCGGAACGGCTGCGCGGGCCGCAGTTTGATGCGGCTTGGGTGGATGAGCTGGCAAAGTGGAAAAACGCAGAAGCGACCTGGGACATGCTGCAGTTTGGGCTGCGGCTGGGAGAGAACCCGAAGCAGGTGGTGACGACGACGCCGCGCAATGTTCCGGTGCTCAAGCGGATTTTGGAGCTGGATACAACGGTGCAGACACATGCGCCGACAGAGGCAAATCGGGCCAACCTTGCAGCGAGTTTTTTAGAAGAGGTGGAGCGGCGCTATGCCGGGACGCGGTTGGGGCGGCAAGAGCTTGATGGTGTATTGATGGCTGACATTGAGGGGGCTTTGTGGACGCGGGCCATGTTGTCGGCGGCGCAGGTTTCTAAGGCGCCAGAATTGGGGCGGATTGTGGTGGCTGTGGATCCTCCGGTGACGGGGACGGCCCAAAGTGACGAGTGCGGGATCGTGGTTGTGGGGGCTGTGATGGACGGGCCTCCGCAGGAGTGGAAGGCCTATGTACTGGAGGATGCCTCGGTGGCAAGGAAGTCGCCGCAGGGCTGGGCTGTGGCGGCTTGTGAGGCGGCGCGGCGATGGGGGGCGGATCGGTTGGTGGCGGAGGTTAATCAGGGTGGTGATTTGGTCGAGAGCGTGTTGCGGCAGGTAGACCCGTTGATGGCTTATCGGGCGGTTCGGGCGTCTCGGGGCAAGGTGGCACGGGCGGAGCCGGTGGCGGCTTTGTATGAGCAGGGGCGCGTGGGTCATGTACCGGGGCTTGGCAGTCTTGAGGATCAGATGTGTTTGATGGGGCCGCAGGGTTTTGAGGGGGACGGATCGCCGGATCGGGTGGATGCGCTGGTTTGGGCATTGACGGATGTGATGTTGGAGCCGGCGGCGAAGTGGTCTCGGCCTGCGGTACGGTCTTTGTGAGGCGTTGCATGCGGTGAGAACGCATATGTGTCAGGGGTTTAACGGGTTTCTGTCAGATTGGTTTTCAACAGGGCAATGAGGGCAAAGGCGAGGCGCATGGTGTTTGATTTTCTAAAACGACGAGGTGAGACCGCGCCGGAGAAAAAGGCCAGCGCGGTGGCGCCTGTGGTGGCTTATCACTCCTCGGGCCGGGTGGCCTGGTCACCGCGGGACACTGTGTCTTTGACCAAGACGGGTTATGCGGGAAATCCGGTTGGGTTTCGCTGTGTGAAGCTGATTGCGGAAGCGGCGGCGGCTGTGCCGTTGGTGCTGGAGGATGCTTCGAGGCGCTATGAAGCGCATCCGATCCTGTCGCTGTTGGCGCATCCGAACCTGGCGCAGGGGCGGGCAGAGTTTTTAGAGGCTTTGGTCGCGCAGTTGATGCTGTCGGGAGATGGCTATGTGGAGGCTGTTGGCGAGGCTGGCTTGCCGGTGGAGCTGCATGTTTTGCGATCTGATCGGATGCGGGTGGTGCCGGGGGCGGATGGTTGGCCTGCGGGCTATGAGTATTCGGTTGGCGGGCGGAAGCATCGGTTTGAGGTGTCTGGACAATCTACGATTTGTCATTTGCGGAACTTTCATCCGCAGGATGATCACTATGGGTTTTCGCCGATGCAGGCGGCGGCCATGGCGCTGGATGTGCACAATAGTGCGTCGCGGTGGTCTAAGGCCTTGCTCGATAATGCAGCTCGGCCGTCTGGGGCGATTACCTATAAGTCTGCCGATGGGCAGGGGTCTCTAAGTTCGGATCAATATGATCGGCTGGTGTCTGAGATGGAGAGCCATCATCAGGGCGCGCGGAATGCGGGGCGGCCGATGTTACTGGAAGGTGGGCTCGATTGGAAGCCAATGGGGTTTTCGCCATCGGATATGGAGTTTCAAAAGACCAAGGAAGCAGCGGCGCGAGAGATTGCTTTGGCCTTTGGGGTGCCGCCGATGTTGCTGGGTATACCGGGGGATGCGACCTACGCGAATTACCAAGAAGCGCATCGGGCGTTTTTCCGGCTGACAGTCTTGCCACTGGTGAGCCGCGTGGCGGGGCGCTTGGCGGATTGGCTGGGCGGGTTTTCTGGCGAGGCTGTCTTGTTGAAGCCAGATTTGGATCAGGTGCCTGCGTTGAGTGCGGAGCGCGACAGCCAATGGGCACGGGTGCAGGCGGCGGATTTTTTGACACCTCAGGAAAAGCGCAAGCTGCTTGGTCTACCTCCGATGATGGAGGGCGCGGATGGCTGAAGGGGATCGATATGGGTTTGAGGCCTTTGACTGTGCGCCTGCCTTGCGGCTGGAAGCGCATGAGCGGGTGGCGAAGCTGCAATTTGACAGTTTGAACAAGCGGCTCGATCGGATTGAAGCGCTGATTGAGCGGTTGGAGAAGCGGCTGTGGCTGACGGTTTACGGCGTCGTGGGTGTGATCCTAGCGCAGGCGTTTCAGTCGCTGATCGAAGCGGGGATGTGAGGATGGATATGGATTTAGAACGCAAGTTTGCGCGTTTTGGCGAGGGGCTGACGGTTGAGGCAGGCAATGTGATTGAGGGCTATGCGTCCTTGTTTGGCGCAGTCGATCAAGGTGGTGATGTGGTTGAGGCTGGGGCCTATGCGGCATCCTTGAAGGCGCTGAAGGCGGCCGGGCGGTCGGTGAAGATGCTGTGGCAGCATGATCCGGCGCAGCCCATCGGGATTTGGGATGAGGTGCGCGAGGACGCACGGGGCCTTTATGTAAAGGGCCGCTTGCTCGACAGTGTCGCAAAAGGACGCGAGGCGGCGGCTTTGATTGCGGCAGGGGCGATTGATGGGCTGTCGATTGGCTACCGGACGGTGAAGGCTGCGAAGGATGAGAAGGGCCAGCGGCTCTTGAATGAATTGGAGCTTTGGGAGGTGTCTTTGGTGACCTTCCCGATGCTTCCAACGGCGCGTGTGGCGGCCAAGCGGGATGATCATGTCGATGATCCTGAGGCTGACATAATGCGGGCTTTGGCGGGGGTCTTTGACGACGCACGTCAGCAGATGGCGCGGGACTAGCGTCGGTAGATTTCGAAAGGGTTCAAGGATGACCAAGACGGGAACCGGGCTGATGGCTCGGAACGGGGAAGGTGTGTCTCCGGTGGAGGGTGTAAAGGCCGCGGTGGCGGGGTTTACGTCTGAATTCAAAGGCTTTCGGGCGGACATTGAAAAGAAATTGCAACAGCAGGACGAGCGAATGAACAAGTTGGATCAGAAGACGATGATGGCAGCGCGCCCAGGGTTGGAGCGCACGGATTATGAGGCTCCTCATAAGAAGGCGATGGCAGCCTATCTGCGCACCGGCGATGATGACGGGCTGCGTGGGTTGGAGCTGGAGGAGAAGGCGCTGTCGTCGGTTGTGAATAGCGACGGGGGATATCTGGTTGATCCGGTGACGTCGGAAAGCGTGAATTCGGTGCTGGCTTCGACCGCCTCTATTCGGGCAATTGCCAATGTCGTGAATGTCGAAGCGACGTCCTATGACGTGCTGATTGACAGCACAGACGCGGGTGCTGGTTGGGCGGATGAGACCTCGGCAACGTCTGAAACTGGCACGCCGACGATTGAGCGGATTGCTATTCCTTTGCACGAGCTGTCGGCGCTGCCAAAGGCGTCTCAACGTTTGCTGGATGACAGTGCCTTTGATGTCGAAGGCTGGCTGGCGGGGCGCATTGCGGACAAGTTTGCACGCGCCGAAGCTGCGGCCTTCATTAACGGCGATGGCGTTGACAAACCGACGGGCATTCTAAGTCATACCGCAGTTGATAATGACAGCTGGAGCTGGGGCAATCTGGGCTATGTGGCCACAGGTGTGGATGGCGCGTTCAATGGCGGCGATGGGCTGATTGATCTGGTCTATGCGGTCGGTGCTGAGTACCGCGCAAATGGATCTTTTGTGATGAACTCCAAAACCGCTGGCGCTGTGCGAAAGCTGAAGGACGCGGATGGGCGTTTCCTTTGGTCTGATGGTTTGGCGGCAGGGGAACCTGCGCGTCTGCTGGGCTATCCGGTGCTGATTGCTGAGGACATGCCAGACATCGGAACGGGTTCTGATGCCATTGCTTTCGGTGATTTTTCAGCGGGTTACACGATTGCCGAACGTCCTGACCTGCGCGTGTTGCGCGATCCATTCTCTGCCAAGCCACATGTGCTGTTTTACGCAACCAAACGCGTGGGCGGTGATGTGAGCGACTTTGCGGCGATCAAACTGCTGCGGTTCGCGGTGTCCTAAGGGGGCTTCGCGAGGGGTGAGGCGGTGATGTGACCGCCTTGCCGGGGCGTGCGCCTGAGACGCGTTTCTGGCTGCTCCCCTCCCACCGAGTGACGCGTGGTGCGCGCCCCATTTCGAGATGGGGAGAGGTGAGGGGAGCGAGAGGTTTGGAGGATATCCATGTATTTGGTGGATGAAACAGAATTGCCGATGTCGGCACTGCCCTTGGCCGAGTTTCGCGCGCATTTGCGTTTGGGGACGGGGTTTGCCGAGGACAGCTTGCAGGACAGCGTGCTGGAAGGGTTTTTGCGGGCAGCAATTGCTGCCATTGAATCCCGCTGTAGCAAGGTTTTGATCAAGCGCGTGGTGACCTGGCGGGTGCGCGATTGGCGTGATCCTGAGGTTCAGGTTTTGCCTTTGGCACCTGTGACTTCGATTGAGGCGGTGCGCCTGTTGGATGGGACGGAGATGCCAACAGAGGTGGCGGCGGCGTCGTATCGGCTGGATATGGATGCGCATTATCCGATGCTGCGTGCGGTGGGGGCTTGCTTGCCTGCACCAGTGAGCGGCGGTCAAGTTGAGATTGTGGCGACCGTGGGGTTTGCGGCGAGATGGTCGGGTGTGCCAGCGGATCTGCAGCAGGCGGTGCTGATTTTGGCGGCGCATTACTACGAGTATCGTAATGAGGTGTCGCTGGGCGGCGGCTGTATGCCTTTTGGCGTAACTAGTCTGATTGCGCGTTATCGACGTCTGAGCATTGGCCGCGTGGGGTTAGAGGGCATGTCATGAGGCAACCTTTGATGAACCGGCGCATGGTGCTGGAAAGCGTGACGCGGAACTCTGATGGCGCAGGAGGCTTTGTGGAAAGCTGGGTCGCACTGGGAGAGCTTTGGGCGGAATTGAAACCTCGGTCTGGCGGCGAGCGGGATCGCGAAGACGTCGGCGTGTCGCGGCTGGATGTAAAGGTGACCGTGCGAGCAGCGCCCGTAGGGTCCTCAAAACGGCCTGATGCTGGGCAAAGACTGCGTGAGGGTTCTCGAATTTTTAGGATTTTGGCGGTGATGGAGCCGGATGTGGCGGGGCGTTACCTGACTTGCCTGGCGCGTGAAGAGGTGGCGGCATGAGTTATGGCGTGGCGGTGGCGCTGCAGGCGGCGGTCTATCAGCATTTGTTGGCAGATGCGGATCTGAGCGGGCTCGTGGGAAGTGCGATTTACGACGAGGTGCCGAATGGGACCATTCCGTCAACCTATGTGACTTTGGGGCCTGAAACGGTGCTTGATCGATCTGACGGGGATGGCGGCGGAGCGTTGCATCGCTTTGAGGTGTCGGTGGTCTCGGACGTGAGCGGTTTTGCTGGGGCGAAGGCCGTTGCTGTGGCGGTGAGTGACGCGCTGTCGGGCGCTGCGTTGGACTTGGCGCGGGGGCATTTGGTGGCTTTGCGTTTTGAACGTGCGGTGGCGAGCCGGGAAGAGGCTGCAAACCTGCGGCGCATTGATCTGCGATTTGCGGCGCGAGTTCAGGATACCTGAGCAGATCATTGAAACTATTGACAGAAAAGGACTGAGCACATGACGGCACAGAACGGGAAAGACCTGCTTATCAAGGTGGATATTCTAGGTGACGGCAGCTTTGTGACCTTGGCCGGTCTTAGGGCCACGCGGATCAGTTTTAATGCGGAAAGCGTGGATGTGACGTCGCTTGAGAGCCAAGGTGGTTGGCGTGAATTGCTGGGAGGGGCTGGTGTGAAATCAGCATCAATCTCGGGATCTGGGGTGTTCAAAGATGCAGACACGGATGAGCGGGCGCGGCAATTGTTTTTTGACGGTGAGGTTCCTGAGTTTCAGGTGATTATTCCGGATTTCGGCACTGTGGAGGGACCGTTTCAGGTGACGTCATTGGAGTATGCCGGAACGCATAATGGCGAGGCGACCTATGAGTTGGCTCTGGCTTCGGCGGGTGCGCTAACGTTTGTGGCGGCCTAAGAAATGGTCAATCCACATGCAGGAGAGGTGGCGCTGGTTGTGAATGGCGAGCGCTGCTTGGCGAAACTGACTTTGGGGGCATTGGCGAGCCTAGAAGAGAGGTTGGAGGCGGGGTCATTGATGGCCTTGGTGGAACGCTTTGAGGGCGGGCAGTTTGGCGCTTCTGATGTGATTTCATTGCTTTATGCGGGGCTTGCGGCCTGTGACTGGGAAGGCTCCGAAGAAACACTCGCGGCGGCTGAAATCGATGGCGGTCCTATGCAGGCTGCTCGGATGGCTGCGCGGATGCTGGCGGTGGCTTTTGTTGTGCCCGGAGATACTGATGGCGCAGCTTGAAGGTGGGTTTGATTGGGCAGCTTTGATGCGGGCTGGGCTGCACGGCTTGCAGCTGCGTCCGCAAGAGTTCTGGGCGCTGACACCCGCAGAACTGGGGATGATGTTGGGGCAGAGCAAGGGGGTGGCTCCGATGCGCCGCAGTCAATTGGATCAATTGCTGGCGGCTTACCCAGATCAGAAAGGACAAGATGATGAATGATTTTGAAGGCCTTGCGGATCTGCAGGATCAGCTCTCGAATATTGGTGATACGGCAGAGGTGACTGGAGATGTCTTGGCGGCCTTTGATGGTGAGTTAAAGCGGGTGCGACAGAGCTTGCAAACATCGGGCGGGGATTTTGAAACCTTTGAAAAAGGCATGTCGAAGGGCTTGAAAAAAGCCGTCGATGGGTTGGTGGAGGATGGCGATAGCCTGAGTGAAGCGCTGCGCAATGTATTCAAGAGCGTGATGGATGCGGCCTATGAGGCGGCGGTGACGCCTGTGACGGATCACTTTGGCTCCCTGATTGCGCGCGGGATCGGCGGACTAATGGGAGGCTTTATGCCTTTTGCCGACGGGGATGCTTTTTCGCAAGGACGCGTGATGCCCTTTGCCAATGGCGGCATCGTGAGCCAGGCGACAGCTTTTCCGATGCGCGGCGGGCTTGGGGTAATGGGCGAGGCTGGGCCTGATGCGATTATGCCGTTGGCGCGTGGGGCAGATGGCAAGCTTGGTGTGCGCGGCGGCGGTGCGCGACCTGTGCAGGTTGTGATGAATATCCAGACATCGGATGTCGAAGGGTTTCGGCGCTCGCAAGGGCAAATAGCAGCGCAGATGAGCCGTGCAATTTCTCGGGGTCAACGGAATTTATAAGGGGTTCGTGATGAGTTTTCATGAGGTGCGGTTTCCGGCAAATTTAAGCTTTGGATCTGTCGGAGGACCAGAACGACGCACAGATATCGTGACGCTTTCAAATGGGTTTGAAGAGCGTAACACACCCTGGGCGCATGCGCGGCGGCGCTATGATGCCGGGGTTGGAATGCGGTCTTTGGATGATATCGAAACGCTTATTTCCTTCTTTGAAGCGCGGCGTGGACAGCTGATTGGGTTTCGCTGGAAGGATTGGTCTGACTTTAAGTCGAGCAAGGCGCTGGCGGATGTGGACTTTCGCGATCAAGTGATTGGCGAAGGGGATGGCGCGGCGCATGTTTTTCAACTGCACAAGGTCTATCGCAGTGGGGAGGCACGCTATACACGGCCCATTCTGAAACCTGTCGCTGGGACGGTACGCGTTGGTGTTGCGGACACGGAACAGCAGGAAGCTGTTGATTTTACTTTGGATACGGCGCGTGGTGAGATCACCTTTGCAGTCGCGCCTTCGCCGGGCGAACAGGTGACCGCCGGGTTTGAATTTGATGTACCGGTGCGGTTTGATACGGATCGCATTCAAACAAGTGTGGCAAGTTTTCAGGCCGGCGATATGCCGAATGTGCCGGTGGTAGAGGTACGGGTCTGATGGCGATTTCTGCGAAATTTGAAGCCCATCTACGCACAGGGCTGACGACTTTGGCGCGGTGTTGGCAGGTGAGGCGGCGTGATGGCGTGGCCTTTGGGTTCACGGATCATGATTGTGATCTGGCGTTTGAAGGGCAGGTTTTTGGCTCTGGATCAGGCCTGACAGCTTTGGCGTTGGAGCAGGGTACTGGGCTAAACGTTGATAACACCGAGGCGCTTGGAATGCTGAGTGATGTGTCGATTTCTGAAGAGGAGATTGCTGCGGGTCGATTTGATCATGCAGAGGTCTCCTGCTGGCTGGTAAATTGGGCGGATGTCTCGCAGCGCTGCATCCTGTTTGCAGGGCATATTGGGGAGATCGCGCGCAGTGGTGGGGCCTTTCGGGCGGAGTTGCGTGGACTATCAGAGCCGTTGAATCAACCGATGGGGCGGGTCTATCAGAAACCTTGCAGCGCAGTGCTTGGGGATAAGCACTGTGGTGTAGATATTCATGATCCAATTTTCTCTGCAGTGTTTGAGGTTGTCGAGCAGCATAGCCCTGAGGTGATTGAAGTTGTGCAGAATGACAGTTTTGTGGCCGGTTGGTTTCAGCACGGGGTTGTTATGGATGAGGTGCGCGGCCTTACGGGTATTGTGAAATCAGACGAGGTTGTCGTTAGGCGGCGCGAGCTGACCCTTTGGACGCCATTGCCAGAGCCTTTGAGCAGAGGAGATCAAATTAGGGTGGTAGCGGGCTGTGACAAGCGCTTCGCAACCTGCCGATTTAAGTTTTCTAACACTCTGAATTTTAGAGGGTTCCCGGATGTTCCGGGCGATGAGTGGATCACGACTTTACCGCGTCAGGACGGGGCAAACTCTGGCGGGAGTTTGCGATGACAGATACGGCAATAGCTCAGCGGGTCTTGCGGGAGGCGCGTGCGTGGATTGGCACGCCATATGTGCATCAGGCATCGGTTAAACAGGCAGGTTGCGATTGTTTAGGGCTGGTGCGTGGAGTTTGGCGTGGCGTTCTCGGAGAGGAGCCCGAAGTGGCACCTGCTTATACTGCGGATTGGTCTGAAGTGTCAGGACAAGAGGCGTTATGGGCGGCGGCGCGGCGGAATTTGTGCTCGAAACCGATGGGTGACCACGCCATCGGAGATGTGATCCTGTTTCGAATGCGCGATAGGGCGGTGGCGAAACATTTGGGTATACAGTCGTGCATTGGAGAAACGCCTGCCTTCATTCATGCCTTCGGAGGGCATGCAGTGGTGGAAAGCCCATTGAGTTCCCCTTGGGCGCGCCGGATCGTGGCGCGGTTTTCTTATCCAAATCAATCTGTTGAGGAGGCAAGTTAATGGCGACGATGCTTTTGTCCGCTGCGGGAGCGGCGATTGGGGGAGCCTTTGGTGGCTCGGTTCTTGGTCTGTCGTCGGTGGCGATTGGGCGGTTTGCGGGCGGGTTGATTGGCAATGCGATTGATCAGCGTTTGATGGGCAGCGGGGCTGCTGTGGAAACGGGGCGAATAGATCGTTACCGCATTACAGGATCTGCAGAAGGTCGTGCGATTGCGCAGGTGTTTGGTCGTATGCGCATTGGCGGCCATGTGATCTGGGCGACGCAATTTCAGGAGGTTGTGACGCAAACGGGTGGTGGCAAGGGGATGCCGAGCCGTCCGAAGGTGAATGAGATCAGCTATACGGTCTCCTTGGCGATTGGGCTTTGTGAGGGGCAGATTTCGGGTGTCACGCGGCTTTGGGCGGATGGGCGCGAGGTGTCTCTAAAAAGCGTGACGATGCGGGTTTACGATGGAAGTGAAGATCAGTTGCCTGATCCGAAATTGGAGGCCGTTGAGGGTGTCGGCACAGTGCCGGCCTATCGCGGTCTGGCTTATGTGGTTTTTGAGGATCTCGATCTTGCGCCTTATGGCAACCGTATTCCGCAGTTTTCTTTTGAGGTGTCACGGCCTTCTCCGTTTGAGCAACCTGATGCTGCGTTTGAACCGACGCAGGCAACACAGGCGGTGGCTTTGATCCCAGGAACAGGGGAATATGCGTTAGCGACAGAACCCGTTTATCTGGAAAAGGGACCCGGGCAAAAAAGGCCTGCGAATGTGAATGCGCCGGGCAATCAGGCGGATTTTGTTACGGCATTAGATGCGCTGGAAAGCGAATTGCCGGGTTGCAGGACTGTTTCATTGATTGTCAGCTGGTTTGGCACGGATTTGCGCTGTGGAGAGTGCGAGATTGGGCCGCGCGTGGAGACTACGGAGACAGATGGTAGCATGCCCTGGCGTGTTTCAGGGGTATCGCGTGGGCAGGCGCAAGAAGTGCCCGTAGATGGCGATCGGCCGGTTTACGGGGGGACGCCGTCGGACCAATCGGTTGTTCAGGCGATTGAGCATCTGAAGGCGCAGGGGCGGTCGGTGATGTATTACCCCTTTATTTTGATGGAACAAATGGCTGGAAATACATTGCCAGATCCTTGGTCGGGCGAAACGGGACAACCTGCTTTGCCGTGGCGCGGACGGATTACGCTTTCGTCGGCTCCTGGCCAAGCTGGCAGTTCTGACGGAACTGCGACTGCTGAAGCAGAGGTCGCTGCGTTTTTTGGAACAGCGAGTGCCAGTGATTTTGTCGTTTCAAACGGGGCGGTGAGCTATTCGGGGCCGTTTGAATGGCGGTATCGGCGGTTCATTTTGCATCAGGCTGCACTTTGCGCGGCAGTCGGGGGGGTGGATGCCTTTTGCATTGGCTCGGAAATGCGCGGGCTGACCACGATCAGAGGCGCGGATCGTGAATTCGTCGCTGTGACCCAGTTGATTGATTTGCTGCGCGAGGTGCGCATGATCCTTGGGCCGGATGTGATGCTAAGCTATGCCGCTGATTGGTCAGAGTATTTTGGCTATCAGCCCGAAGATGGCTCTGGAGATCGATATTTTCATCTGGATCGCCTTTGGGCAGATGATGATTTGGATTTTGTAGGCATCGACAACTACATGCCGCTGTCTGATTGGCGCGATGTTGCGGAGCATGCGGATGCTGCACATGGCTCGATCTATGATCTGGACTACCTCATGACCAATATCGAGGGCGGCGAGGGGTATGATTGGTATTACCATTCGGATGATGCCCGCGCGGCACAAATACGGACGCCGATTGAAGATGGCACATACGGAGAACCCTGGGTCTATCGCTACAAGGATATTCGAAATTGGTGGGCGAATGCGCACCATGAGCGCATTGATGGCGTGCGGCAGACCGAAGCGACGGATTGGGAGGCGCAGTCAAAGCCGATTGTATTTACAGAACTTGGCTGCGCTGCGGTCGATAAGGGCACCAATCAGCCCAATAAGTTTCTGGATCCGAAATCGTCCGAAAGCAGTTTGCCCTATTATTCCAATGGTATACCGGATGATTACATTCAGCATCAGTATCTGAAGGCGCAGTATCGCTATTGGTCGGATAAGGTCAATAATCCGATGTCTGAGGTCTATGATGGCCCGATGATTGATATGTCGCAGGCCTATGTCTGGGCTTGGGATACACGGCCGTTCCCCCGGTTCCCGCGCAATTCCGATCTGTGGAGCGATGGAGAGAATTACCGGGCCGGTCATTGGATTTCTGGGCGCAGCACGAACCGGTCATTGACCTCGGTTGTGCGCGAGATTTGCGCAACCGCAGGTGTAAATCGCTTTGATGTGTCTGGTCTGACCGGAATGGTGCGCGGATATGCTGTGGATCAGGTGGCCTCGGCGCGGCAGATGCTTGAGCCGTTGATGATCCGCTATGGGTTTGATGCTGTTGATAGAAATGGTGTGTTGAGCTTTGTCATGCGCAATGCTGAAGCGGTATTGACGCTTGATGAAGATGTGCTTGGCATCACCGAAGACCTGCCTTTTGGCATCGAACGTCAGCGTATGTCAGAAGCTGAGGTGATTGGCCGGGTGCGGGTTCAGGCGGTGGATGCGGTTGGGGATTTTGACACCTTGGCCGAAGAGGCGATTTTGCCGGATCAAGAGACCCATAATGTGTCGACGAGCGAGTTTAACCTTTCAATGCAGAGAGGCGAGGCGCGGCTGGTGGCTGAACGTTGGTTGGCTGAGGCGCAGCTGGCTAAGGATACAGTCAGCTTTGCTTTGCCCTTGTCACATCTGGCTTTGCAGGTGGGGCAAGTGATTGAGATTGCGGATGAAAGCGGTGAGGTGCAGTTGTGCCGCATTGATCGGATGGAGATCGCTGAAGCCATTCAGTGCTTTGCAACGTGCGTGGCGAAGGAACTCTATGAACCAGCCATGCCGATGGTTACGGATGATGCTTTGGGTGGGTTTTCCTCGCCAGTGCCAGTGACGCCTTTGTTTATGGATCTGCCTTTGATCCGAGGCGATGAGAACGCTCATAGCCCGCATGTTGTGGCTGTTGCCGATCCTTGGCCGGGGCCCGCGGCGGTCTATAGCGCTTTCGGGAATAATGATTTTCAACTGAACACCGTTTTGTCGAACCGCCGGATTGTGGGGCAGCTGCAGGGGGCATTGCCCAGTGTACAGGCAGGCGTGTGGGATCGATCCGCACCGATCGAGGTGAAGTTGATTCATGGCGCTTTGGAAAGCCAGCCAGAAGCGTCTGTTTTGCAAGGCGGCAACGTGGCTTTGATCGGCGATGGGAGTGCTGGGAATTGGGAGGTTATGCAGTTCGCGACTGCTGAGCTTATATCCGAAAAGACCTATGCAATTTCGGATCGTTTGCGAGGGCAGGCGGGCAGCGATGCTGTGCAACCGGGAGAGTGGCCAGCAGGATCATGGTTTGTATTGTTGAACGGCGCTGTGGATCAGATGGAGCTGCCGTTGGCGTCTCTGGGGTTGGAGAAAACCTACCGTGTGGGGCCAGCTGGATATCCGGTGTCGGACCCGATCTACACGGAGCAGGTGCATCGGTTTGTGGGCAACGGGTTGCGCCCTTATGCGCCGGTTCATTTGAAAGCGGAATGGGACGCCGGTCGTGATCTTACGGTGCAGTGGATAAGGCGAGGCCGCATCGGTGGCGACAACTGGGACCTACCTGAAATCCCATTGGGGGAAGAAACAGAAAGCTATTTGGTCGAAGTGCGGGCGGATGGGGCGCTTTTGCATTCAGAGTTTGTGCAAGGGCCAGAGATAAGCCTGACATCTGCGACGGTGTCCTCATGGAACACCAATGGTGTTTTGGATCTGCAGGTGGCCCAGGTTTCAGCACTCTATGGGGCAGGTCCCGAAGCCCAGATAACGATTGTGGTGCCTGCATGA